TTGGAATTTTTGTACTTAAAAAGTAAATATTAAAAATGAACAATTCTGCTGGTTGTATATATTGTGGATCTGAATCTTATGGTAAAGGGTGTATATATTCACCTACAGATACTCATGTACATATAAACGCATCTGGTTGTATATATTGTGGTTCAGAATCACGTGGTGGTGGATGTTGTCATAATCCTTATGGAAATACACATGTAAGAGGTGTAGAATTTTTAAATAAATCAGCAGTACAAGCCGAAAAAGCTGCTGTTTTAACATATGTTTTAAACATGGCTAGTTCTATTTTAATAGAAGGTCAAACATATACATCTCCTTTAGATCGATTATATAAAAGAGTATCTTACATGATTGCTTCTATTGCAGAACCATTATTGGAGACATTTTCTTTCCAAGAAGCCCCAACATACAAAAACTTGTCAAAAAAAGATTTAATAAAAACAGTTGAATTTAAAAACAAATTTAAAAAACAACTTTCAGAATTTTCGCAAACAATATCGGAAGCTTCTTTAGCTTTACCTAAAGAAATAGTTGAAAACGCATTGATAGATGCTATAGTCGATATGGATGTCAGAAAAATCAAAAATTAAAGATTTTTTAATATATTATATATCGCAAAGAGTAATAATATTTCCTATAAATGAATATCTTCCTATAATTACTAAAAATATTATAAGAGATTTTGATGAATGGGATCTACTTAAAGATAAACTAATTACACAAAAAGAAAAATACTTTAAATTTTTCTTAGAAAAAGAACTTGACAAACTACTAGAAAGCTTTATACTAATCTTTAGAGATTTAAATATTAAGATATTCACTATATATAAAGAAGATATTATAATAAATTCTGAATATAGTAAATATTTTATGAATTATAGTGAATTTGGTAAAAATATTAAAACTATAATAAAAAAGAAAACAAAATATTTTAAAAAAATTAAGAATCCTTTATTATTTAATAATACTGAAGGATATTATAAATCTATAAGACTAGGAGTCCCTAGTGGAGAAGATTTAGAATTCTTTTCTAAAAATTTTAAATATTAATCAATTATAATAATATTTTAGGATAAATAATATCAAATGAGCAAATTTTTAAAACTATTACATTCTGTGCTAAATGAAGAAGATTTAAATAATACAGAAGAACCTTCAATTGAGCCATCTGAAATGGATTCTAAAATACCTTCTGCTTTACCAGAACCTAAAGATGTTGTTTTAGACGTTATTAAGTATAAAACACTTTTAAAAGCTTTAAAGGATGCTTTGTACAAATCTTCTTCTGATAATCTTGAAGATCAAAGAGAATTATCAAATATAAATCTAGATACAGATGATTTGTCTTCATTAAAAAAAGTTGAAGACACTTTAATGGTAATTTTAAATCAAAATAGTTCCATTCCTAGATCAGAATAACTTGATTTTTTTAAAACTTATGTTAGATTTCAAATAGTGAACAACTATTCAATTGAAAATTTAACACAAGAACAATATAAGCTAATAATGGAAGCCATATTGTTTTCCACATGTCCATTCATAGATTCCTCTTGGTATCGTGATGATGTTGAAAATCTAAGAGAAATTCTCATAGAAATGAGAAAAAAACATCCTTCGATATTAATAGAAAATGTTTCTATACACAAAGAATACGAAGATCATGATCTTTTTTCAAAAGAAATGGTTGACTTTTTCCCAGAAATAATTAATACTATTGTTTTATGAAAATAGCAATCTCAGGAACACACTGCACGGGGAAATCTACATATGTTAAAGATTTTTTGAAAAAATGGACTTCGTATACAACACCAGCTACTACATATAGAGATTTCATAAAAGATAAAGAACTTCCACACTCTAAAAATGGAACAGAAGATAGTCAGATGGCTATTTTAGAGGCACTAGTGAAAGAATCTAGTCAATATACAAGAAAAGATAATGTTATTTTTGATAGATGTATTGTTGATAACTTAGCATATTCTTCTTGGCTTTTTTTAAATGGAAAAGTTTCTGAAAAGTTTCTAGATCAATCTAGAATTATGGTGAGACGAGCATTGGAAGATTTTGATATAATCTTTTTTATACCATTAACAAGTGTTTCTCCGGTTGATTTCGTTAAAGACGATTTAAGAGATGATGATTTAGTATATAGGGATGAAATTGATAATATTTTTAAAACATTTGTTCAATCATATCGTCAACAAGATGGCCGAGTATTTCCTACTGATGATGGTCCCCCTGTAATTGAAATATTTGGTAATCCAGAAGAAAGAATAAAACTAACAGAACTTTATGTAGATGTTGATGGAAAACCGTTTGGTGAAGATGCGAGTTTGATTTCTGATATTTACATTCCTTAAAAATACTTCACAAAAGATAAGTAATAATTAAATATGAAATTTGATAACTTAGCCAACAATATAATTAGTGAAATGTTAGAAGAGGGCCGTACTGCAAAAAATTTAAAATATGCCAATATTTCAATTGATTCTGACAAGATGTTAGAAAAGTTAAATAGCGGAGACTTTGATGTTATTGTTAATTCTTGGTCGGGCAGTCCTAGATATGCAAATCTTTCGGAAGATTCTATTAAACAATTATTGTCTAGTGTTGTTGAAGGTATCAAAACAAGAAATCCTTCAGATTTTGATGAATTGCGAAATGCTGTTAATATGTCAGTTGATTCTGTATATAAAAACAAAGGAGATAGAAGGAAGACATATACCGATAGAATGACTAAGGCTGTAGTTAATCTTATTCTTCATGATGAGTATAATCTAGTAGTTCCTAGTGAAAACACTTCCGATATGCCAGAAGAAGAAGGCGAATCTGAGGAGATGACATCTTTAGAATCTGCTATTTATGAATTCGTGAAGCAATCTGATGTCGAAACTTCTTTGAGTGACGTAGAAGCACAATTTAACGATTCTAAAGAAGTTGTAGATTCTTTAATAAAAAAGGGATTGTTGCAAAAACAAGGGAATACTCTATCCGTTAAAGAAGATGATGGTTCATTTACACCAACACTAGAGATTGATGATGCCGATTCTGAGTTTGAAGACCCACTAGAAGCTGATGAGGATATAAAATCTACATTTAAAAATTCTTTTAAAGATACATTTGATGATGATAGGGACAATGACTTAGACTCTGACAGAGATTATAGACCATATTGGGACAGATAAAATAATTTGTTGACATATTAGAAAAACTTTCATATAGTTTTTAGGTGGAAAATCTACCTTCTAATTATATTTTAGAGAAATTCTATACCTACAGTGGTAGTCCTTCGTATAATAGACATACGAGAGCTTATAATGCATCTTGTCCTGTTTGTAGGGAAGGAAAAAGTTGGTTGAAGAAGAAGCGACTATTTTATTACCCAGATACAAATAGCTTTTATTGTTTCAATTGTACTAAATCATGGAATTCCTATACTTGGTTGTATCAAGTAAGTGGAATGACAAGGGAAGAAATTTTTGCAGAGGTTCATTCTGGAAGTTTTTCTAGGGATATGTCTAGTGAAATATCAAATAACAAAAAAACATACACTAGTTCTATGGTTTTACCTCATGATTCTATAAATTTGTTAGATAATCAACAGCAAATTTTTTATGGAACCAATAAAAATTTTCAAAGTGCATTAGAATATATCTCTAGTAGAAAACTAGATACTGCCATAAATAAAAGCCGTTCTTATTTCATAAGTTTAACTGATAATTTTCACAGAAATAGATTATGTATTCCTTATTACGACTTTAATGGTAAGATAGTTTTTTATCAAACAAGAGCACTAGATGGAATTGAGCCAAGATATTTAGGAAAGTTTGGTTCTGATAAGTCTTTATTTGGAATTGATAGATTAGAACCTGAAATAGATGCTTTATTTCTATTTGAGGGTGCATTAGATGCTATTTTTGTTAGAAATGGACTAGGTGTAGCAGGTCTTACTCTAACAGACACACAAAACACACAATTGCAAAATTTTCCCTTCCATAAAAGAATCTGGGTTCTTGATAATCCAAAATTTGATCAAGCAGCAAAGGAAAATATAACTAAACTACTTTTAAATCGAGAATATGTCTTTAAATGGCCAGATGTTCCATTTAAAGATTTTAATGAGTGGGCAGTTGCCGATAATTTGACTGAAATTGATTATAAATTTGTTTTAGAAAATTTATATTAACCGATTTGTTCACTATCTCTTAGCTTTTTAGGAGCCATAATGATGAACGAGTTCAACACTTCTTTTAATTTTTCAATTTCACCAGCAATTCTTGTAATACTGTCTGATGCTTTTCTAGTTACGCCTCTTAAAAGACTCCCTGGTTTATCACTATCCGCTAATATTTTATGAAGGGATTGCGATGAAGGATCGTTTAAGAAACCAGCAAAATTATCTAATTTTGAAGACCACATTTTAATTTGTTTAACGCTTTCTGTTGAAATATTAGGATCTAATCCTTCGGTGTCGAAGTCTTGCGGATCTGTTTCTGCTTCTAATGAGCCTTCAAAATCAGCTTTAGTTTTTTCTGGTGAAAAATCTTCTGGAGAAGCAACATTTTTTCCATTATTTGTTGCAGCAACTACATCTTCTGTTGTTTCTTCGTCTTGTTCCTTTAATAAAGAAGAATAGAAGCTGCGAATAAAAGGAATATCACATTCTGTTAATGTGCTATCATTTTTTATTATATTTTTAATGGAATTTTTCATAATTTTAAAACTTTATGTTGATTTGTGAGTCTCCTTGTGAGATAATATATTTATATTTACCTCTTATGATGTAAAAACAAACTAAATTATGAATAAAAAATATAAATTTGTAGTTGCAACTCCTTATTCCGAATCCGAATACTCTGAAAAATGTCAAATATCAGTTAGTCTTGATAAATTAGGACTAACTAATCAAACAACAGTCTTCTTTAACAACAAAGAAGGACTTAGCAAATTATACAATACCTTCATAACAGAAGAAAATAAAGGAACATGTGTTGTGTTTGTGCATCATGATGTCATTATTGATGATGTTTTTATTTTAGAAAAGCTACAAATGGCATTTGAGTCCTTTGATATAGTTGGATTGGCTGGTTCTAAACAATGTAATATAAGTTCTGATATCACCGCATGGCATTTGATGTCTCCTAGAGATGCTCATGTTGGTGAAGTTGCACATTCAAAAGACAAACAAACATGGACTACAGTATTCGGACCAACACCTAGTAGAGCACTTTTAATAGATGGTGTCTTTATTGCTGTTAATGTTGACAAATTACTAGAAACAAATACAAGATTCGATGAGGAATTTGAATTTCATCATTATGATTTAGCATTTTCTTTGATTGCAAATAGAAATAAAGTTAAAATTGGAGTTTATCCTATACGATGTACTCATTTTGGTCTAGGAGATAGCATGAATAGCACTAATTGGCATGATAGTAATGTTAAATTTAAGAAAAAATATTGTAAATGACAAAAAAACCATATAATGACAATCTTTTTGTGTATTTGGATTGGATTTTAAAGAAAAAAGGAAAGGAACCGTCTTGTGATGAAAATATTCCATATTCGTATATTACCAATCGTTGGTTGTCTATGGTTGATCCGGTAATAGCACAAATAGTTAATCAAACTACTAATAGATGGATTAAGGTTTCAGACATTTCTTCAAATAAAACATTTCTATCTAGATTTTATAGAAATGTTTTACCAAAAATGTTCAAAAAATATTCATACATAAAGAAATCACAAGAAAAAAAGGAAACTGACGAACATTTAAATTTTGCAAGAGTATTAGAAATCTCCTCTAGAGAGATAGAAATGTATGAAAAGACACTTGCAGAAATACAAAGCACTATTAAATAAATAATATGATACAACGACCCGATATGGAAGATAGAATTGGTGGATTAGTTCAAATTGACAACTATAAAGGAAGTGAATTTGAACTTGATGGTTGGAAATTATCCAGAGTATTGGATGATATTCTAATGGTACAATATGCTGACATTAACGAAGAAGGCGATTTAGTCAAAAGAGGTAGCATGTGGGTTCCTATACATGCTGTAAATCATGTATGGAGAGTAGGAAAGGTTCTTTTGGCTGGACCTAATTGTAAAACAGTAAAGGAAGAAGATTATATTGTATTTCCTAATGATAAAGGAATACAAGTTTCCAACTTAAATGGACTTAAAAATATTGTTTTCTTGAATGAATCTAGAATCTTTGGTGTTTGTGTACCAAAAGAATAGATCATATATGAAAATGATGTGAAACTTTCTTTAAGTGGTTTAAAATCTTTATGTAGGAATAATGTTGTCGAATTGAAATTCACTCGAAGAGTGAAAATTATAGGAGGCTCTTCAAGTAGGAGAATGTTAGCTACTTTAGATGCTGAATTATTAAATTCAGTTTTAGGAAAAGAAATTTTGAATTTTAAACCACCTGTTAAAAGTGCAACATACAATGCAGACTCTAAGGGATTATTAACTGTTTGGGATATTTTATTTCAAGATTGGAGGAATGTTTCAGTAGAAAGTTGTTATGTTGTTTCAGCTATTCCAACAAAACCCGTTGAAAAGTTTTGGGAATACTTTGATAAAGTAATAAAAAAATTAACAGCATCACAAAAAGCAGCATTTATGCAAAAATGAATATTTCAAAAACACCTTTAGAAAATTGTTGTATGTTTTTATTACAGAAACATATAAATTTAGAGTTAAATGGAAAGGTATATAAACAAGGAAAGCTAGTTCTGTTTTATCAAAAAAACTTCTACTTGACATTCATAATGGATACTGCTAAAAAGAAGACAGAAAGGATTGAAATACCTATACCATTTGAAGTAGAACTACACCAAGAAGACGATTTGGTTTATTTTGA